TTAAATTTACTCCAGTAAGGGTAAAATTGATATTCCTACTATCTCCGCGAATTAAAGTTATGTCGCTTCTTATTGAACTCATTGAGCACCACCTCCTATCAAGCTTGTTAAGTTGTATGGAGCTGGTTGACCCGTTCCCTCATTTCCTGGAACTGTCCCACCCACGTTAGCTTGAGGATTAAGATTAAGCCTGTCCTGTGCAGCTAACTGTTGCTGTCCATCTGGAGGAAGGTCTTTAAAGTTAATCGATGTAGTGGGTGGTTTTGGAGCAACTGCCATAGCTGCTTCAGCTGCAATCTGTTTAGCTGCCTGTAAATACTGCATGTGTTTTTTAGCATAGTCCATAAACAGTTTAACTATGTCTGGAGTATAGTTAGCCTGATTATCTTCAAAATGAATGGAGACTACTTGTAAGAGTGCTGTATGGTCATCTCTAACCTTAATATCGGGAAGTTGACCTCTTTCTAAAGATAGATAGTCTCTTTTAGCTTTCTCATCAGTATCAATTACAATGTCTTCAATGTTTTCCATCTCTGGATACGCGTCAATTAGAGCTTCAACTACTGGAACAACATCAACTTGAACACCAGTTCCTTGAACATCGCTCTTTAGAACGCCTAGGAAGTTTTGAAGTGATGCCTGTCTTGAAGCTGGAGTCTGTTTTATCATAGCTTCTGGGTATGTATAGACATCAAAGTTAGCTGAAACCTCGTCTGGTTTGATTTGAATTAGACTTCTAACACCCTTTTTACCAGTTACATGGAATGTTTGGTCTTCTGTAACGTATTGAGCGTTTAATTGTTGGAAATGGTCGCCAACTCTCTCTAAAACTTGCTCTCCAAAGAGGTCTAAAATCATTTGAATATTAGTTTCAATATTTTTATCAATAACCTGAGCTCCTCTAGCTGTCTGATTGATTGATTGTTCACCTGCTCCTGAAGAATAAAGTGAAGAAATACCACCAATTTTCTCAAAACCTGTGTTTAACTCTTGTTTCACTCTTAACATTGAAGAAGTTGAATCCTGTTGCCTAACATTGGTGATTTGAGTTGGGTCTCCTGCTACTCGGATAATACCGTCTGGTCTCTTTTTAAACATATAATCTGGAGTTGCAGCAGCTGAAGAGCCTGAAATCCACATTTCATTGTTAATTCCTCTAATATTGGTCAACATTTGGTTTAAAACCTCAGTAGAGGCGATTTGATTGTCCCCAACTGCGTCTACAACCGACATTGAGTAAAACTCATCGTCTTCTGGGAAAGCCGTCATGTCAATAATGTCATAATGACCATGCCAGAAGGGATTTTCCCTCTGTTTGTTAATAATTCGGTCTGTATCTCCAACCAAAGGAACATAAATAACGTCATTTTCCAAAGTCTTCATGCAAACAACTGGAAAAGTAGCTGATTGGAACGCCATTTCATCTTTAGTATCGGAATCAGTAACAAAATCAGCCTCATAATTAAGCAATTTGCCAGTTACACCACCCTTTTTAAGGTCAGCGATGAATTTCTTGTCCCAGAACTCATAACCATAGGTTGCGTTGTCTTTTAACATATCTCCAACGCGAAGTTGCATTAACTCAAAGAAGTAAGGTTGTTCGTAGAGGTCAGGAATGTTTCTATTAGGCACTAAAATGTTGTTAAATCGGACAAACTTCAAGTCAGCTCGATTAGTCAGAGGTCGCATTTCGTAGTCGTGTCCTTCGTTGGTAACTAAAACTCTTGGGTCATATTTCCAACCAGTCTTGAAATAGGCTTTTCCTGTAATATAGTTTGAGAAGAAGGCTCTAGTTAAAAGTGTAGTCAGAGGTAGTTCACCAATTTCCCAGTTTACAAAGTCCTGATTAACTTGTCGTCTTTCAATATCATCATCTTTTCTTGCTTCTAAACGAATTTTAGTCATTGAAGGATTAGAACGGGCTATGTAGTTTCTGATAAGAGGAAAAACCTGTTGGTCAACTAAGGCGTAATCCCATTCATAGTTTTCATCTGTTTGGAGATAACCTTTATAAAGATTACGGTTTAATTCACGAGAATCAGCTACAGGTTCAAATAAATCTTGAGCTTTTGTGAGTCGCTGTTTGACCAAGCCAGCGGTTTTTTTATCGCTATCCATAATAATATTGTAGCCTAATATCGGTTGGATTGTCCTTACTGTTCGCTTTGAATGAACTTTTTAGCTTTATTCCGTAAGTTTTTTAATTCCAACATATAAATAGAACGGGATAGGCAGACAACTTTGGCACAATCTTCGTGACTTATTTCATAACCAGATTCTCTTAGTATTTGAAGCATTAGAATTATTTTGTGACGATTGTCTAAGCCGATTAAGAGATGTAAAAGTAGCGTATCTGCTTCCAAATTAGACATCAGACACTCTGTTTGTTTTCCGCCATCTCCTATTTCAATCGGGGAAACATCTTCATTGTGCTCATTGTATCCCAACTCAGTAAAAGATTTAGCTTCTGGTAATGTAGCTAGTGACAGTAATCTTCTATGGTAAATTTTAGGCAAGCGACTCACCTCCTAATGTTACTTTGTCTTTAGTAAAAGTAAACTGAGCAAGAATTTTAGTAAGAACTTCTTTTCGCTTAACTAAATCAATTTTGTTACGGGCATCTGGTAACTGACGATACCAAAGGAGAGTTTCTGCTTTCTTGAATATGTAGCCACTACACATGGCTCTAATCCAAAAATCTACATCTTCTAAAACAGACCATTCTCTAAATCCTCCGACCTTTTCGTAGACTTCCCGCTTCATTAAACAAGTAACAGGAATAACAATCTTCTCTTTATCTTGGACAAACTCAGGGTCAATCTTCTTAGGCATAATAGTAGTTCGTGAATCCTTACCGCTCCAAATAAATAAGTCAGGATAGGCAATATCAGCTCCTTTAGCAATTACTAGGGTCATCTTCTCTAAATAATCAGGGGAGAGAACATCGTCTCCGTCAACGAAAAGAACCAATGCTCCATCTGTAAAACGGAATCCCTCATGTCTTGCTCTTGCAACGCCATGATTCTCTTTTAAGACAATGTTATCAGCTTTTAAATGGACACCGACATTTGAACAACTATCATGCACCACTACGATAGATTTTGGTTGTTTCGTTTGTCTTAATATTGAGCTTATACAATCATCTAGATAAGGCTCTTTATTGAAACAATTAACGATAATTGAAACATTTATTGTTTGCACTTATTTTTTCTCCTGAGTCTTTTTTATTAACTCTACTAAATAACTTTTAATAGTTTCTAATTCTGCCAATACAGTCTTTTCAAAACCACTTGACTGTTGCTGATTTTCTGCTGCTTCTCGTTCAACGAAATCGTTCATAATCGTCACCTCCTTTATCGTCTTCTCATCATGCTTAATCTATTGGTCAAACTGAACCCCTTCTTTCTCGCCCAATCTGGAACTTCATTATTAACATTAGCATAAACGTCAATATTTGCAAAGAAATACTCCATGTCTGTTCGATGTGTAGAGGTCCAATCATGAATAGGTAACGCAATAGGTGTTGTTGCCTGTGAGGTTTCCTCTCTTACTGGATAACGAGCTGATTTAATTGCTTCTAAGAAGTATTCATTCCTGACACTCTGGTTAATTTCAATTCCTTTCTGTAAATAGACTTTAGTTTTTTCTCGTCTAGTATAAAAGTCATTCTTAGATTGGGACTGAACATAAACCTTAACTTTCTCAAGTTCCTGACGAGTTGAAGTTCCCGTAAGGACTGACCGCTTCTTTACATCAGGGTCTCCGAAATGAATAGCTCTTGGAAGTTGAGAGATTTCAGTCAGAGCTTTTAGGTCATCATCTGTGTATTGAAATTTGGAGTCAATCGGCTTTCCGAAGAAGGGGAATATCCATTCAATCGGTTTATCCTGTGTCTCGTAAGAATCTACAACTCTCCACTTTCCATTAGCAGGATTCTGTTGCCAGAAAGAAAAACCCAGACCATCAAGCCCAAAGTCCCAAGAACAATAAAGTTGTTGATTAACAATAAATGGATATGCTCCATAAGCTGCCGATTCAATCTCTGGATAGACGCGACCCGTAATCGAAGTCTCCCAGTTAATCATAATCTCTCGGTTAAAATCTTCAGTAGAACGTCTTTGCTTCTGTTCCTCTAACCACTTACTATTTTTACGGGGGTCTTCATTGTAGAGAACAGTTACCACTTTAATTTTTTCACCATCTTTACCAAACCTTAGTCTTTTAGCTTTACCTGGAACGATACCTGGGGTTGTAGCGATAATCCTACAGTTAGTAGTATCAGCAGTTGCTCCCCAGACTGAACCAGAATCCTGCCAGAAGGCAAATTCATCTAAAAAGATAGCTCTTTGACGACCTCCTCTGGAGAAATTAGGATTTGAGGATTCTCCTGAAATGGAATTGCCATTAACAGGATTTACTAATGACATATAATTGAAGTGACGGTCTGGGTTAAAAGTTTCAGGTAAGATATATTTCGGGAGTCTTTGAATCATGTAGTCTAACTTTCCAAACAGAGACTCTTCTTTGTTACCAGTCATACCACCTCTTCGGTTATCAACGTAGTCTTCTTTACGAGAACCAATTAAAAAGTTAGAAGCTGGTTCAAATAGCCAAAACCAAAGAAGCGTTGCTAGAATTGTGTAGGAAACTCCCATCTCCCTAGTTTTATCTATAAAAAGGTCTTCACCATTACGAATTGCATAAATTAAATCACGAACTAATCTTTTTTGAAAAGGAAAAAGTTTAAATGGAAGGTCAAATGGTTCTTGTTTTGGATTAAATATCCGAACAAAGTTATCTATGAAGTAGATGGGGTCCTCAGATGCCTTATCTCGCATCTCTAAGAGCGTGGCTTGAATCCTTTTCATTTCCTGCGGAGACAGTTGGTCTAACACGCCACTTATAGTAACACACTTTAAGTAACCTGTAAAGTTTTAAGCGTGAAAATTAATCATCTAACCAACGGTCTTGATAAGGAAGCGTATCTTTAACGTGCTTCATACTTTTACCACTCCAGTTTTCGTAAGCTACAATATCTTTTGTAATTCTATCGGTATAAACTTTTCTGTCCATTCTTTTACCTGCTTGGGTAAGATAATGGTGGATTATTGCATCTTTAACAAAACAAACTCCATCCATTTTTTCGGCTCGGTCTGATAAGACATTGTCTCCGCACCAATGTTTGATTTCATCAGGAATAGGAAAGAGTTTCGGAACATCCGATTTCCTAAACATGAAACAAGCACCCTTTAGCATATTAGGATTATATTTAACAAAGAAAGGATGAAGAGCAAAAGGATGTGGCATCTTCGGATTAGTTTCAAATGGACAAGAAATAGTAAACTTCTTGATAGGCGATTCAAGTGCAGCCACCAAGAACTTATCCCAATGATAAGAAACTGTTGTATCGGAATTAAGAACAACAATATAATCTCCAGTCGCTTCCTGTGCCCCCACATTCCAATTATAATTAACCCATTGATGTTCGGAGTTACGGATAACTTTTAAGATACAGCTTTCATCTTTTAATTCAAAAGATTCCAATAGTTTTTTAGCATCAATTAAATCCCATGGAGAATTGGTCTGTTGAATATCATCAGAGGCATCATCAATAATAATGAGTTCATAGCGATAGAAAGTATTATTAACCACCGACTGAAGACACTGTTTAAGATAATCAATATCATTGTAAGTTGGAATAATAATTGAAACCAAAGTCTTATTATAAAGAGGATTAAGTTTGGTTGGAACTACCAATCCATCGTGAAAAAAATTGTGGTCATACATCGCAAACTCTCCAGCTCTTCGGTCATAAACATCATTATCATGTTTGCGATTTAACAAAGACCTTTTATATGTATCATCAAACTCTGACTCAGGTTTTCCAAAAGCATAGGGATGTGGATGTTCAATCAGAACTTCAGACGTAATACTTACGCATCCTTCCCTAAGTCCCCGTTGAATCAACTCGATATCTTCCATGTAGTGAATATAATCAGGATAGAAGAGGTTTCCCTTAATATAGGAACGCCTAATCATGGCGTGGGAGATATGAAGCATGGTCTTGGAAATCTTCCACATATCCGTACCGCCAAAGATATTCATGGTTTTATCTTCGGCCATTTCCAATAAGCGTTTATCCCAACCTGGCATAAATATAACATCATCAGCTGCAAATAAAACAAACTCTTCCTTAGTATGAGCGACTCCATAGTTTACCGACTTACAGTATTCTCCATCAACTATAAAATACTTTTCTCCAATAGAATCAAGGATTAATTTTGATTCCTTATCTTCTGGAGTGATGACAAAATAAAGCGTAGCAAATGAAGAAGTTTCCCTAAAGTTTCTTATTAAAGATTTCAATTTAGATACTCTTTGATAAGTAGGGACCAGAACAGCAATTTGATTCATAAACTATTTGTAAGATACTCCTGGATTATTTCCTGCCTTATGTCCCCAAGTCTTTGCAACTTTAGCAAAGTTCTTTCTCTTTTTCATAAGAGGAGAATCACTTGGCTTAATCTTTAAGTCAGAAGCAGGAATCTTAGACCCTTGCTTTACACCGAGTGCTTTATGAAGAGCACCTTTCTTGAGTCCTGATAAAAATGCCATATATCTCACCTCCTTTTATTTCTTTTTCTTTTTACAAGCCATAAAAGAATTATAACTTATTTACGGACAAACAGTTTGGGAAGTTAATAAGACATACAAGAGGATTAGAATGATAAAGGCGAGGAAGTATTTCATTAATCAGTATTCTACCACACATCGTGTTAAAAGTCAACAAGACCTTTTACCAATAAACTGTTACAATACTAATATGACCTTTCAGGATTTATTAAATTATATTAAACCTCAAGCAAACCCTAATGGAGTTGGAACAAATACGGGGCCTTTCTATACAGAACCAGGACTTGCAAGCGTAGGTGGTTCAACACAACTTCCTTTTGGTCTTCCACAAGTAGGTGGAACTTTAGGAATAGATAACGGACAACTCTTTGGGAACATGAATGTTAATCATCAACCAGTTGCAGCATTTGGACCAGGCGATTCTAATCTAGTAGACAATGGTGGTAGACCACAAAATCAAGGAGTTCCAATGCAAAGAATATCTCCTATCATTGACGTATTACAAAAAGCACTATTGCAAAGGAGAGGTTACTAAATGGATTTACAACAACTTTTAGCAGGAGCAAAAGCAGGACTACCAGGAGCACAACCGCAAGGAACACCTGTCGCACCTAAGAGAAGTATTCCAGCAGGATTGGCAAAATACGAAGCCGAAAAGAAAGCGGGAACCTTACCTCCTAAAGTTGCAGTTGCACCACAAGGGCAACCAGACCCACAAGTGTTAGCAACACTGGCTCAAGTCGCCAGTTCCCTTGACCCACAAGCATTAGGAATGATTCTCTTTAATGCTTTAAACCAAGCACATCTTCCTTTAAATGCTCAGGGCTTGACTCAACTGGAAGGACCAGCAGCAAAGCCCCAAGTAACCCCAGCATCTCCAATGGTCGGTCTTTAGGGATTGACTTTTACCTCGCATTGTGTTAAGATATATACAGGTTATATAAAATTTTATGAGTTCTCCTGTAAGTAAAAAGAAATGTAGACGATGCGGAATACTTATATCAGGAGAATACCAATACTTACAGTCAGCAGAACACCCAAGCCTTTGCGACAGTTGTGATAAGAGACCTTGTAAGAAATGAAACGAGATTATGGTTACAAACGAACATCTCCACTTAAAGGAAGTGTTGACCGTTATCATTTAGTAAGAGACGGAACATTACCTGGAGAAATAAGAACAAGTGAAAAAGAAAAGAAACATACCGTACATCAATGCGAAAGATGTCCAGTATTTATACTTAGAGGAATATATTGTAAGCCTTGCTCAGAAGACGTAAGAACGGGACGCCTAAGAAGTTATAATAAGAGTTTTAAATGAAAATACTTTGCAAGATATTCGGACATAAAGGAAACGGAATCTTTTGTAAGAGATGCCATATCGCGATTAATACCTTACACTTTGACCAAACTCAAAGTGGCAAATATAGAAAGAGTTAGAATGAATGATATACAACGAATAGGTTTAGTAATTTTTCTGATATTGTGTGAAGTTGTTCTGGTTTGGTGGATTAAACAAAAGGATGTGTAGGGACTACATATGAAACGATTTTCAAAAAATATATAAAATTTTTTAACTTTGATGAAACCTAAATGCGAATTTTGTCATAAGAAAAAAGCAACTGGAACAACTTGGG